TTTATATCATTTACGGTAGTTGGATTTTGTAATGATGGATCAGTACCAGCTAATATTGTATCTTGCGGATCTAAAACGAATGTTCCTGCTGGAGCTGATACAATAGCAGATCCACCGCCTGGTGGTATCATAACATCTCTTTTGAATGAGGGGTTGGGTGCTGCTGCGGTTGTTGTCATGATATCCGATGAAGCTAATGTTGTGTCGGTTACACCTGCAAGCACTTTAGCGCCGCCTGTCGAAGTTGAAATCGCTTCGTCCACAGCACCGCGGGCCTGAAACGTATCTGTAGCTTCTTCCATATTTCCACCAAATGTTACTAAACTATCTGAAACTGCTTTCAATGCTTTATCATCTAAAATTTTATCACGATTAGCTTTAACCATTGCTTCTTGTTCTTCAGTTAGCATAGTTTTTAATATGGCAGTTTGTTCGAATTGTAATGTTAACTGTTGTTTTAATATATCATCTGTTTGTCGAACATCTGACTGTTTTTGTAATTCAGAATATTGTTGATCAGTAAGCTTACCTTGTTTTTTCATTTCTTCAACAGCTGCCTGCAATTCCGTTCCTTCTAGATTCATCAAAACTTTTAGACCCGAATCGGATTCTAATAATTTTTTCTTTTGAAGAGCTTTACTCAATTGTGCTTCGTCGATTCCTAATAATTTGGACATTTGTTGACGAGCAAACAAATTATTTTCTAAAGTTTCGCCTTCTGTTTCTAAAATTGAATTTAATACATCGGCTTGTTTAGACATATCGCCCATCAATGTTGCTTGACGATACATGTTAGTCAAACTTTCGCCCGATTGTTGATCTACCAATCTACGACCAGATAATAATTGATATTCTAATTCATCGCCTATACTAGATTCAATGTTTAAAAGTTGTTCTCCAGATCCAGCCAAATCATCTAAACTAAATCCTAGTGCTTTTGCTTTTAATGTAGCAATTTCTAAATTGCCTGGCAATTTTCCATATTGTAATTGAACTTCCGAACCTGCTTCTGCAATGCCATCTACAATTTGCCGCATATAATCGGTTGTGTCTAAAACATCTTTATCTACTCCCATTTTAGTACTAAGAACTTCTTTTAATTTTTCTCCTAACATTAAATATGTTTCTGCACTTTCTCCGGCTTTTGATGTATATAATGTATATGCTTCTGCCTGCGCAGCAGTTAATTGCATGTTTGTAGTTATAACTTGTTGAATGCGAAGCATTGATCGATATTGGCCATCATTTTGTTTATTAAATTGCGTATATAATGGTAACATTTTTTTAATATTTCCAGCATATTCACTCATTTGTTCTTGAGTTCCGCCTACAACTTCTTGCATTTTCATTAAAGTCCGGGATAATTGAGCTGCAGCTACACTGTTAATACCAAAACTTTCTTGCAAAGCTTTATTTCGTTTTTCTAAAACCAATGTAGCATTCATTTGTTTAGAATATGCGTCTAATAAATTTTCTTGCTGACCAATATACTCGTCGAGTCCACGATTTAATTGGTTTACTCCCCCATAATTATCAGCCAATGTTTTAGCCATGGCGACATTTGCTGCTCGATATCGAGCAAATCCTTTTGTAGCATCAAATACTGCAGTACCTAAATTTACTAAACTATCATAAAGTCCCGGCATGATTTAATTCTTTTAATATAAATATCTAGATTTTAGGTTTTGGGGCTTGCGGGTATCTTACCAGTTTTCGTGCGCATTTTTCTTTTTTGTTCTTCTACGGCTTTATTTTGATTTTCAATAATCTTGTTGACTTTGCTTATATAAAATGATCGAAGAAATATTGGCATATTGTATACAGTATCCCAATCCCAACGGCCGGCGCCGTGCCAAATTAAATTAAATAGATTTTCGTGAAGTTTTATTCGGTCAACTGGTTTAAAACCAAAAAAAGTTTGGTCCAATTTGAAATCGAGTAGTGAAGGTGCTCCCATCTTCACCTTCAAATTCATAATCATAATTTAAACCAGGTGCATTATCTGCATAAAATAAACGAAATTCTTTGGCATCTCGAGCAAGGAATTCGTATCGCAAAAAGTTTTCAATATCAGTTTCTTTGCGAGAACCATTTACTTCACATATCATGTTTTTCATTAAACCCGATACTGTAAATTCTTCGTCTTTAAATGTTGTTGTATATCTAAATTTTATGCTAGTAGTATCATTTACTTGGTATGTAAATTCTCCGGCATCATCAGATTCTAACGTAAATGGTTTATGACCAATTTTATTTAAATCAACAATGCGACTTAAATCTTTTTTAGATTCTGGATCTTGTACTGTTACAGGATATTCTGATCCGTATGATGCAATTCTAGAATAAACAATTAATGCATCTCGATCTTGCGGTGATAAATCTTTTGATTTGATAGGCGTTAATAAGATTGCATCAATAAGTTTATCAAACAAGATTCCAGATTGCAAATAACTTGAATTGGTTAAAATATCCTCATCATATGCAGTCATATAACGTATTTCTACTTTGCCTTCTCGCAACAAACTAGATTTAGGATAAATCAATCCTTTACTTGGTAGATTGATTACGATGCTAGGTAATTTGCTTTTTTGTTGATTTTCATATTGCTGACGAGCAATATTTACGATGTCTTGATTTGCTAAACGTGTTGTCACTTTACTCATTATTTCCTTTATAACTTAATTAAAGGGGGCTTTCGCCCCCGTGTTGTTTTTTTATTAGAAGTTTAAGAATGCATAATCATATCGGATAGTCAATTCAATTTCTTGAACTGCATCTGATGTCCAATCAAATGTTCCAAACGCTGCATCTGTAATGAATGCTCCACTCAATACCCATTCTTCAATAATCTCACCCAATGGTGAAAGTTGATGAAGTTTGATTTCTTTTTTATAGAATGAAGAATATCCATTTCTTCCTGTTTTAGATTCATGATGCAAACGAACCCATTCCATTACTGATTGTGCTGCAGATGGAACAATTGCATCATACAATGTCATTGTGATGGTACTCCATTCTGACTTACCTTTCACATAACGTTTAACGTTAATCATGTCCAATGCAACTTCGCCGTTTGTAATAGTCGGTTTTCCAGATGCTTTAACTAGGTGCGATGGGATATCATCAACTACCAATATAAATTGATGTTGACGTTTTGGTTCCCAATTATATGCCAAGTTAAATAAATCAGCACCTTCGTAATTGTCTAATTGTCCGTTTAAATAATCTCCTAATGCCATCTTCGGTCCTTTTATTTATTATAAATATCAGCAACATAAAAAAAGGTAGAACCAAAGTCCTACCTTTCTAAATTTTTATTTAACGATTATGCTCCCGGGAATGCTGCACCCGTTGCTTGAATATTAAAATCCAACACAATAAATTCAGCCGTTCTTGTTGGTTGCAAAAAGATTTGTCCGTAAAGGATATTTTGATCAATTAAATCCGGTGTATTATTTGTTTGATCCATAATAACTCGGAATGCATATAATCCTTGACGAGCTTTTACTCCTTCCATGTACGGATTCACAATGTTTAAGAATCTGCTTCTTGTAGCTGTGGTGTTTTGTTCAAATACCAAAAATCTAGTTGAAGATGCAATAAACTTCTTAAGTTCAATTAGCAAACGACGAACATTGATTCTATCTAATGCACTTGGACGAGCCTGCAATGTCTTTTGACCAAATACCACTTTTCCTTGCACTGAGAAGTTTGCAATCGGATTAATTCGTGCTGCATACAATGTATCGCGGTCTGCTTGATTCAATTGCTTGTATGTGTTATTTACGCCAATCAATCCGCCCCTAGTTAAACCAGCTGGTGCATACCATGGAGCTGCATTTGCATCATTTTGTGCTAATACCCCTGCAATTCTTACTGAAGGTGGTACATACCAATCGCCGCCTTCATAATTTTTAGAAACACCTAACCATGGCCAATATGTTGCAGTATAATTGCTATCTAAACTAGTTACTTGATTAACAACTGTTGCTATATTATCTGTTATTGCATTTGAATCCATGATATAAAAAGTATCTTGTCGATTACTTGCCAATGTTCTTGCAGCCGATGTTACATTGGAATGCAAACTGTCAATGATTCCTGGTGTAACTAACATGTTCATATCATAGTAGTCTGTATTACTTAGCAAAGAGAATGCTTTGTTGTATGCAACTGTACCAGTACTGGTTGAAGTTGAACAATCAAATCCAAAACTGTTTGTAGCAGTAATGTATTCTCCTGAATACTTTTTCTGATTTGGTTTTGCTCCATCAAATCCGCCTTGGAATGGTACAACAAAATTTCTTGTATCTAATTTAACATTGCTAGCAATTGATCCTGATACTAATGCCGCCTCAATTGATCCGGTATAATATGCACTTGCAAGTCCCGGAGGGAAAGCAGCTACCGTAGTTTGTGCAACATTTCCTAAATAAAAGTCTGCATTGCTACCAGTATTAGAACCTGATGTTGGAATTGGTGCTAAATAATTTATATTGTCTGGATTTGCTGTACTAAAATCAAAATTAAATCCAAAACATGTTGTTAATGCAGTCTGTGTAGTTTGATATGATGCTGATGGAAACAAGAAGCTTCCAGATAATGATGCAATTGGTGAATTCAATGCACGGAATCCAAATGGTACATATGTTTTTGAATATGTTTTATTTGAAACACCTTTATCAACTTCTACCCGTACAAATTTTGATAAGTTAGGATAATCACCTGTTATTACTAATTCATTTGCATTGTTAATACTTTGATAACGATCACCAATTTTCTTTACAATATAATTTGGAGATGCTGGATTCAAATTACAATTTTGAAATAATTCTACAATATCGCGTGAACTATCAGTGTCATTAGAAGAATATGGAGAACCTAATGCGGCAAGTTGAGTTTGATTTACTCGTCGTAATTCTACCGTAAATGAACCATATCCATCTGGATCACCGGTTTCTGTAGAAGTTCGTATATCGCGAATACCAACCTTAATTTCGTAATTTACAGATGTTCCATGAGACAATGTATGGAATCTAAACAAATCGTTAGTTACAGAACCAGCTTTTTGCGAAGTAATCCATGGAGTCGATGCAATGTTATAATCTTGTAAATATTCATGATTACTAATGATTTGCATTGACATTGTAACTTTAGTAATATCTGAAAATAATGATGTTACTGTTTTGTTTTCGTATTGAACGTATACTGGATATTGATTCGAATTTGGTGATTTTCCAAAGACGGTTGTAATATAATCATTTGCTGATGTTACAATTGATGCAGAAATGTCTGCAGTTTTTGCAAATGCTCCAGAAAATCCAATTGCCGAATCGGCACCATATGCATATGAACCAGATAATGTTAATGCAAATCTTCCGTTTGAATCAGCATTTAATATTGATGCTTGAAATACATTGGTTGCTCCGTCGGTTGTAACGGGACGTGTTGGATGTAATATATGTGTTGCATATTTTACAGATGCAGACTCAGCACAAATTGCTAATGCTCCATTTGTTAACTTATATCCATCTTCATATAATAAACGCGTTACTGTAATTACATTTCCGCCTTTACTTAAATAATCATCAACAACGTGTGGCACATATGAATTTGGAGTAAAACTTCCAAATATTGCCGTAAAGTCGTTCATTGATGAAATTTGTGTAGGGACTAGTGCAGGACCTTTTACTGTTGGTCCTATCACGGCGGCACCTATTTGTGCAATTGCACCTGGTAAAAACGATTGATCAATCTCTTTTGTAAATACCCCAGGCGATACTATTCTTTCTGCCATTTAAACTCCTATGATTTTCTTATAAATATAGAGTAACGTATTCAAACCTTACGCAGTAGGCGTAAATGTTCCTTGAGCAATATTTATTTCACCATCGCCATAACGCTCTCGCATTTTTTCTAGAAGTTCTTGTTCTTGTTTTTGTAAATCTGA